GGCCAAGATGCACATTCGGTCAAAGCCCGAATCTAAAGCACTAATTCTTGAATTGTCTACAACCAATGGTAGAATTGTTTTGAATGAAGCTACTGGATCTATTAGGCTTACTATATCGGCGTCTGACACGGCATCGCTCTCGGTTTGTGATAAAGCCGTATATGACCTTGAGCTTTACAACGGGGCCGTCACAACCCGAATCCTGCAAGGCAATGTTATCATTTCACCAGAGGTTACCCGCTAAATGAGCAAGATCTGTATCCCCATCCCAAGTTCCAGTGTTATTGGTGTTAGTTCTACTCCAATCCAAACTCCAAGTGTCAACATCCTTCGGGTAGAGCCATCAATCACTGGACTAACTGGTGGAGCGGCTACAGATTTGGATTCCTTGAATACCGTTAGCGGAACTTATGCCGTTGGGATTGTGGTATTTTTAGTAATTAGCGGCATTCCATCAATTTATCAATTAACCAATGGAACAGATGCAGAAAACGATCCTTTTATTATCAGGCCGAATGACTATGATAGCCAAACAGGAACTAAAAGGGTTTGGAAGCGATTAATGTAAAATGAAATATATCCTCTCACTTATTATCAGTGGAGCCTTGGTTGTTTCGGGCTTCGGGCAAACTCGGAACGTTCTTGTCGGCACCAATAATGCCGTAGTCCAACCCACCAACTTCTGGAGCGCCGATGCTTCTAATGCTCGCACGGGACTTGGTTTGGGAACAGCGGCTACAAGTCCAGTATCCGCATTTCAACCCGCCTCTTCCGCGCTTTCTAATTTGGCGACTGGCAATGGTGGGGCATTGAGCAATCTTCAGGCTACCAATCTGGTTGGAATTATCCCCGCATCTAATATCTCTACAGTTACATTTACAAATATTGGGGGAACTCTTGCTATCTCCAGTGGTGGTACAGGAGCAACAAACGCAGCCAACGCTCGTCAGAATCTTGGTTCTACAATAGTTGGCGATGCTGTGTTTATTGCCACAAACGCAGCAGCCGCTAGAACCGCAATTGGCGCTTTGGCAACAGATGGAAACGCAATTAATCTTACAAATTTTCCAACATTGCTTCTCCGCACTAACGGAAGTGGCGCAGGGTTAACAGACATAACAGCGGCCAATATTTCTGGATCAGTGGCTATTGCTAATGGTGGAACTGGAGCCACCAACGCCGAAACCGCAAGAACAAACCTTGGATTGGGCTGGTCTGCGCTTACTAATACAGATGCCACAAATTTCCGTAATGCTATCGGGCTTGGAACTACAAACAATGCTTTTACTGGTCTTTCTGTTGGAACTTTTAATACAAATCTTTCCACAGATAATTCATCTGCATTTGGAGGACAAAATTTTATAGATTCTACGGCAAGTGTAAGCTTTGCTTTTGGGGGGGCTAATACAATTACCAATATGCCAATTGGCTCTGGTGGGTCAATTGTTATGGGATTGTTGGGCAATATGAGACACCAAGGCGCGTTTCTATTTAACGGAGTTCCGCAAGGTGGGACTGCTGGAAGTTCTCGCGGCAACAACACGTTTGCTGTCAACGCAAGCAATGGAATCTATCTTAATGGGCCTCTCCTTTTTGAAGGTGTATCAACTGTTGGTAGAGGGCTTTTGGAAATAAATAGTGGCGGAACAGTTTCAAAAGTGGTTACAAATATTTCCACCGCAACACCAGCTTTTGTTGGCTGGGATGGGTTTAGCTATACAGCGTTTGGCGCTGGAACGGCGAGAACCAATCTTGGCGTTCCTTGGGCGGGCCTCACCAACACCAACGCTGCAACATTCCAAGCAGCACTTTTCGGATCTAATACCAATCCAGTTTTAGTCAACACAAACGGAGAGGTGGTAAGCCCTACCAACTTCTGGCAAGTGGCTCCGATATCCACAACAGTTCAATACCAGACCAATATTACTGGAACATCTACAAATCCCGCAACCAATAGCCGCAATCTATTCCTGTTCAGCCTTTCTCCTTCGGTTTCGGGGGTCACGAATACGGTGACATTACCCACAAATCCCGCAACCACATTTGAAGGAGATAGAGCAACTATTATTCATTTGGCCCAGACAACCAATGCGGTAACGGCAATTAGGCAATTGGGCGCGGCAACTAATCTTATTACACTCAACCAGCTTGATGAAGCGGTCTTGTTGATGTATCGCAGTGGGGCGTGGACGTTGGCAGATAACATCTCTTATGTTGAGCCTATCTTCTTTTCGGGAACCAATGCAGCAGCCAATGCGGCGGCAAGCAGGACAAATTTGGGATTGGGAGATACAAGTCAAGTAAACTTTGATTCCGTTGACGCTAATTCTTTTTTTGTAATTGATGGAGGAACAATCACTTTTGAGGATACTGGATCTATTGTATTTAATAACGCAGCAGCACCAACTCGCACCAACCTCGGCCTTGGCCTTCCAGCCCTGACCAACACCAGCAATACAAACTTCCAAGCAGCAGTGTTTGTTACAAACGCCGCACCCACTAATACCGCAAACGTCAATGGAATTGGATTTAATACCGCTGTCCATTGGATGGAAGTTACTGTAAAAACTAATGGCACGAATGCCACATTTCGTATTCCGTTATTTCAATGACCAACTACTGGAGACTTGAGAGGGATATCGAAATCGTCCAAGGAAAAACTTGGACGGCGAAGTTTCGTTATCTAACCAAGTCCTGTAAGGGCAAGTCCAACGTTCCAGTTAATCTTTCGGGCTACGGGGCCAACATGGTGATTCGGGAGTGTGCCAAGGATAGTGCTACTTTGCTTACATTGACCTCTGGAAGCGGGATTACGCTCGGAGGGAGCGCGGGAACTATCGAAATAGAAATAACCGCCACACAGGCCGCAAACCTCACAGCAGGCGACAACGTCTACGAAATCGAACTCTACCTCGGCTACACCTACATTGCATTTGCCACTGGTAAGGCCAAGGTCTATCAGGAGATTGCCCGATGAGCCAAGAGGTCATTGAGATTACAGAGAGGGAGATTGAGATCATTGAGGTGGTGGAGAAGGGGCCAGCGGGCCCAACTGGCCCGCAAGCCAATATCAACTACACGGTAGTTTCTAGTCCTCAGACACTTAGTAATTCGCAGAATATCGCAGCCGACACTTCGGGAGGGACGTTTACTCTGACTTTGCCACTAAGCCCGAATGCTGGTGATTCCATCGATATCTTCGACTACTCGGAGACTTTTGACACCAATCCCTTGATCATCGCCCGAAACGGGGAAAGAATCGAATCCATCGAAGAAAACCTCGTCTGCAACGTCGAAGGAGCCTACTTCACGATGATCTATACAGGATCTACCCGTGGATGGCAGATCCTTCCCCGCTACGGAACTTCTGGAGGAGGAGGGGAGTCTATCCTCACCAACCAAGGCGACACCCTCTATCGTGGCCCATTGGTCAACGAGAGGCTTCCTATCGGAACAGCGGGCCAAGTCCTAAAGGTAAACAGCGGAGCCACCGCACCAGAATGGGGAACCATCTCCACAGCACCCAGCGGCCCCGCAGGCGGAGATCTCACTGGAACCTACCCCAATCCCACTTTAACCACTTCAGGGGTAAGCGCGGGAACCTATACCAAGGTCACCGTTGATGCCAAGGGGCGGGCAACTGTTGGTGCTTCCGCAACAAAGTCTGATGTAGGACTAAGCAATGTGGACAATACATCTGATGCCAACAAGCCCGTATCCACGGCGACCCAGACTGCGCTAAACCTAAAGGCAAATCTAGATTCCCCCGCTCTCACAGGAACCCCGACAGCACCTACTGCTGCTGCTGGAACTGATACCACTCAGATTGCCACTACGGCATTCACGCTGGCCAATCGCGGAGACCGATATCTAACGACCAGCACATCTTCCCATTCTCTTACTACTGGTTCCAAAACATTTACTGTACAGTCGGGACTTAGTTATACTCCAACACAGGACGTTACCATTGTCTATGATGTAAATCGTCATATGCATGCTTTTGTTACAAGCTATTCTGGAACAACGTTGGTGGTTAATGTCGA